TATAATTTTTTAGATAACGAATTTTACGACCTTCGCAGAAAATTTGAGGTCCTTGCCGATTTCAAAATAGCCGACCCTGCCGAAATTGTCAAACGCATAGCGGACGAAACTAAACTTTTTAAATTTGAATCATCAGAAAAGAACCCAGCCCCAAGCCTTAACGCTCGTTTAGTTCTGGAAACCATCGAAAACGAAACCCTTATTTTAAAGGAAGATGCAAATATGTGGAATGTGTATAATGCCTTTAACGAGCTACTTCACGGCAAGATGAAGAAAACCTTCGACCAACAGAAGAAACTCGATAAGGAGTTATTCAATACAGCCCTAGAGCTTGTTTATTAAGCAAAAAGCACCTTTCGAGGTGCTTTTTTTATGCCAAAAAATTTTCCGCCCTAGCGGGCGGGAGTGACTTTTTTTTCTTTTTTTTGATGAAAACTAGCGTTTTCTAATAAACATTCACAGTCCATTTCACAACGTTCTGATTTTTCAAAACGCTATAAACCTTGTCCAAGTCTTCCTCGCTTAGCTCTAAATTATTCAAATTTACAATAATCTCTGGTCTATCATTCGGAGTATGTTCTTTAATTGAATCTACACCTCTAATTTGAATTAAATCATTAATAAAATCATAATCTGTCATAAAAATTCATTTTTAAATTAATATTCCTCCTCCCGACTATCTTCCCAAACAAAATATTCCTCCAGATACTTCCACGTAGCTTTCAAAACTTTATCCTGGTTATGATCTGTCGCTTCACAATTATTCTGAACAAAAACGCCAAACCAATTTTCGTCCAAATACTCAAAACGGTCTTGCTTGCCAGTAAACTGAAAATCCTTGAAATCGTTAACATAAACGAATTCAATTAGCGACAAACTCAAACGATGATAAATCCAAATTCTATCATCATTTTGCGAACCATTTTTTATAACCATTTCACAAAACAGAAACTCTGGTTGGGTAAACTCAAATTTTTTCATTTCCTATTTTTAAAGTTAGATCTAACGCTTCCAATAACTGATACAAAATATCCGCATTAGGCGAATACCTGCTTTGTTCAATCTTTATGATTGTCAACCTTTGACAACCTACTCGGTCGCCTAGTTCCTGTTGTGTCCATCCTTTTTGCACCCGGGCAGTTTGAATGATACTGGCCACGTGTTCGCGCTTGCTGGTATCAATGGTTACTTCTGTTTTGTTCTGGTTTTTCATAATTATATTTTTTCTATTTGCCAGCTGTTTGAATATTCTACATTTTTAAACGCATGGGATATTCCTAACTGTTGTTTAAGTCTCATTAATTCCTCCGCTTCCATTCCAAGATTATGGGCTATTTCAGAATCTTCTAATCCTAAGGATTCTAATTTAACTACCAAATCAGACATCTTTTCTACTTGATGCAACCCTTTTATTCTATTCATTAAAACTGTAAGTTGCACAGCATCATGATAAGGTAATTTAAGGTCTATTATATAAGCTTTTTCACAGCCTAACCGTCTTAATGTTTCATATCTATGATAACCATCTATAATACGATACTTTAAAGCTTCTTTATCCCATGTAGTAATAATTGGAAACAAAAAACCATATTTTTTTATACAATCCGCTAAAAGTCTCATTTCTTCTTTTGGCATCCTATTTGGATTGTAATTATTTGCAAAAAGTTCAGTTATAAAAACCTCTTTTGCCTGCTTAAATTCTATAATATTTGCATCCATTTTTCTTTTATTTTTAATGTTTTTTCTTCTTTTTTAGTGTCAAATGATTTTGAATTTTCAAAATCTAAAATCAGTAATTGTCCAACTTGCGCCTGATAAGTTCTCTCCTTTTTTTCTTGCTTATCGAAACGTTTTACAAACTTATCCCGATGTTCTAAAATAGGAATATTTTCTAAAAGAAAATCTCTAAACTCCAACCAAGAATTGTAATGCTTTGGCAGTTTTTTATTAGAAAACATAAGTTTTTCACTCACGTATCTTGAAGCTGTCGCAATTCCACTAATCCTATCACATAAAGCGTCATAAGTTTCAGGTTCAAACTTAGGCAAGTCTTTCAAACACTTAAAACTCTTTTCGTGAATTAAGTTAGAGACTCTCATTTTATATACTGAATAATTTGACCAAAACATTAAATCATAAAGATTATTATAAGGCAAATTATATTCATAAATATACTTCCAAACGCTTGACCAAGTCCAGTCATAAATAGGATAAAACCTATTAGCCCCACTTTCTGAAATAGTTGACCAAAGCACCCCTTTATATCCTGGGAACTTTGTTACAGCTCTAAATCTCGTAATACTTTCTTCTGCACGTAATCCAACTAAATAAGCTTTTTTGGGGTTTTGTTTTTCCAAATAAGGAAATATTTCATAAAACCTTTTTGGATGGTTACCTTCAATACTATGTATTGAAGTTAGCTCTTTTTCTCTCATCCATTTTTCACCTTCCCCCCAAGCATATAGAAAATAATCACTTGTGCTAGTAGCATTCGTCATATAAATTGGAATTTGATACCATTTCTGAATAATCAACGGATGATTAAATTGCTTTCTCAAAACATCTATCGTACCCTGATATTCGGCTTCTTGATCTAAAAAGAAAACTTCAATTTTTCTATTTCTTAATTCTGCCTCTTGAAGTGCTAAATAAAGTAAAACAGTAGAATCTTTTCCGCCAGATATAGAAACTTGAATTTCCGCAAATTCATCAAAGATGAACCGAATTCGTTCTCTTGTGGCATCAAGAACATTTATTTTATTATATGTTTTTATTTTAAACATTGCTCGAAATTAAAGTGTTGTAAATATCCATTCTTCTTTTATTTTCTTCAACTAAAAAACAAAAAACACCGAAGTTTGGTAGTAAGTATTTTTTGTTTGTCAAATAACTATCAAATCCAAAATCAATCTTTATTTTAGAATTTAAATGCTTAATCATAAATTGAATAATCTGCTTTGGAGTTCCATACTTTTCAAAAGCAATTGTTTTAACCTCCTGATAATACTCGTTTAAAAATAAATCAGGTTCATAAAATTCAAATTCAGTAATTAAAAAATCTAAATCAGAATAAGTATTTTTAATATGATTTTTTAAATTTTTGGAAGAAATTAGACAATCATTCCTATCTCTATAAAACCAATGAGACCAGTCTGATTCTAAAACATTTGAATAATCTACACCTAACCAAGTTTTAAATAAAAAACCATAATGGTACCAACAACGCCAAGGTTCTGAATTAAATGGTTTTTCATCAATTGTTATTTTGGTTTCAAAATCATTCATCTTGTATAAATATGAATATACTAAATCATATCTGCTGTCTGGTGTTCTAATTCTATTTAACCCAACAATTATAATGTTTGGCTCTTTATGATTTATATACTCTGCTTTGTATTTTGACCACTCAATTTTTGGGTGTTTTGTATTTATATTATAATAATCAGAATAACAAACTAAAACTTCTCCATTCATATGAGGTAAATATTGATCTATATTGATAACATCTTTAACAAAAAAAGCTTTTCTCATAATATTAGTCTATAAGTTTGATACTGTTTATATTGTTTTAAGGTAAAAAAACCTCTCTTTATAAATTCTTCTTTTGACATCTGAGTTGTAGTAGCTGTAATTACTTTTACATTCATTACTTTGGCTTTTTCAAGTCTAAGTTCTAACATCTTTCGATAAATATTAAATCTTCTGTAATTTTCAAACACATAAGCTCTTTTTAAAATAAACGAACTTTTTGTATTCTCGTATCCTGAAAAACCAAGCAATTCATCACCTTGTAATGCTAATAGCCATTCATCACAATCATCATGAAATAAGTTAATACCTAATTCTTTTGAAATTACTTTAACACCAAATATTTTCACACAATACTCTGGATATTTCGTAATATCTTTAACCCAAATAAAATCTGTCATAACTCTTTCTTTAATTGTTCTCTCCCTACTTTTTTAAAATACTCCACCATACTCGTTTTGGCTTTTACGTTCTTGTCAAACAACGCTTCCAGTCCAACATTCCCAGTCATATCCCAATAATAACAATCTTCTAGGTTTCCAGTCCTGTAATTCCTAAAACTTCCTTGTTCTCGCAAACCCCAATCAAAGTTTTTATCCCAAAATATCGTATAAGGATAATTTTGCAAGTTCAAACTCATTGATTCCTTTTGATAACTTAAAACCTGCGCTTTTGGGAAAGCTTCTTTCACTTCTTCCTGCGAGCGTATGAACTTGCAAAAAATAAGATGCTTTTCTTCTGGATAAGTTTCAAAATGTTTGCGTAAAACTTCAAACTTGTTTTCAGTGCAACAATAAGTGTGTTGCATCTTTTGGGTCATTTCGAGGAAAATATTATTGTTCTTTTCCTCTAGCGTTTTATCATCGAGATACTTTTCTTTCAGATAATCGTATTCTTCTTTGGTTTCATCGCACAGTGTGTAATTGTAATTGTTCCAGTACTGCTTAATTTCTAAATTCAAATCACACTCAAAAATATACTCTCCAATCAAAGAATAGAGATAGTCAATATTCTCAATTCCTGTGATGAATTCCTTGACGTAGCTTCTACCATAACCACCTGAATTGCGAGTAATTTTAGTATATTTTAGAAAGGTTTGTTTAAATTCAGCATAATCCATTCGGAGGATTTTTGGCGAAAGGAAATGAATTTGGCTCCATAAATCTAATAAGTTTTTCGTGATGGGAGTTCCGTTCAAAATCAACTTATATTCTACCATTGCACCAAGCGTGAGCATCCTTTGAGTTCTTTTGGCCTCAAAGTTTTTCATCTTGATGCTTTCGTCCACGACCAAAAAACAACGCCAAGCCGTGGCAATTTGTTTATACAATTGCAAATAACTTCGGTCTGATAATTGCAAAGTTTCAATCCCTATATAAACTACATTCTTGCAATCAAAACCACCCCATTTATTGATTTCGTCAATAATACTAGGCAAACCATCCTTTGGCTTGATGCTTCGCAAAGGACCAACCCAAACAACCAAATCCACTCCTTCCACCGAGTTCACGAGTTCTATTGTCGGACGAGTTTTACCAGTTCCAGGTTTCATAAACAAAGCCCCTGCCTTATTTGTCAGGTGCTTTGTTTTGACTTCTATTTGTTGTGGGAGTAGATTAATTAAGCCACTCATCTTGTTCTTCTTTATTTAATAAAAGCCATAAATCATCCCCTATATTGTCAACTTCTATTTCTAATTCTGAAAAACTTTTATCGCTTTCGAAAGAACATACTTGATTATTAGCTTCTTCTACTTTTGCTTCGACATTTAATGTAGAATTAATTGTTTCTAACATTCTTTTTATTGGTGCTGGATATGCTATGTAATATTTCATCGTTTCAATTCTTTAATTGTGTTGTTTTCTAATGGTTCTATTTTCGTTGGTTCGTGTTTTTCGACAATCCAAGTTGGCTTGATATTGTCTGGCAAATCATCCATTTCATTAATATCAATATCAAACATTCTATTGATAATGAAAGTGGGTAGTTCTACGTGACCACCTAACTTATTGTTTGTGGTAAACCGTTTGCATTGGCTTTTTGGAATCCAATGTTCGTCTCCGTAAATTTGGATAAGAAAAGCTTTAGGGGTTTCCCCCTTTAGCTTATCAAATTTTATCCTGGCACTTTTAATCACTATAAGTAGGTTAAATTAGCAAATCTTGCAAGAAGAAGTTTTTCGCCTTCGGTTTCGAAAACTATTCTAAGTTTAGTATAATCTCCATCTTGTAACTCTTCGATTATCTCACCTAACCCAAAACGATTATGCTTTACTTTTTTACCTTCTCCAAGTTCAAATTTTACGACAGAAACGTTTATGTTTTGTGTATTTTCTTTTGTTTCAAGTTCCTTTAATTTAAGAGAAGCCACTTCGATAGGCATATCTATTTCACTTTCAAACGAACGAAAAACAGTATTTTGTTTTTCTATAGAATCAACTTTTTTAATAGGAACAAATTTAGAACACATTTCAACCCATTCTGATTTTGAAAAAGATTTGATTTCACAGAGTAAATTATTTTCTTTAATTTGAATTTTAGCTTTTGCCTCTGAATAATATACATCGTTAGAATATAAAGGATCTCCAGCTTCAAAATTGTTATTAAAATAATCTATGAAACTACCTTCTTTAAACAAAACATAAACATTTGTAGCAGATAATTCTTCAACAATTTCTTCAATTTGAGAATAAACAGATTCTTTCACTTCGTTTTGTTGTGATTCAATCCATTGATAAGCCTGAGAAGGACAATCAATATAGCAAGAAACAATAAACTGACCATCTTTTTCAAAAACATAAGTTTTCGTAGACATCTTTTTGGTATTGTGACCTCGGTCTAGGTAGATTCTTTTCAAATCGCCTTTAACCCACATTTTACCGTTAAGTTTTACGGCTAATTCTTCGATTGTGATTTTTGGAGTAGTTTCCATCGTATTAATGCAGACTTTATCGTCCTGCGCCGGACTTCTTTGTTTTTGTTCTACAAATGTATGGTAAAAGAAACAATCTACAAAATAAAAAGTGTTAAATTTTCGTGTAGATACGCATTTTTTATTTTAGCTCCCCTCTCCTTGGGAGATGGGTCGGGGTGAGGATTAATAAACCCCAGGCTCCATCCCTGTAAACTGACTATGCGTATTCACCTGGTCCACAAAACTCCTTCGATAAATCAAATATTTAAACGCATCCGAGAAGTTTGTCGAATACATAGGCCTTAATAAAATAGGTAAACTTTCAGAAGATTTGTCTTTGTGCAAAGTCCTAGATCCTTTCGCATCAATTTTTATTTTTATTTTCGTGAGTTCTAAGGAGCTTTTCAAGCATTTACATTGGAACTTATCAATCTTCAATTTTATGAGCGTAGCTGTCGTTTCTCCCATCAAGGCTTTGGCAAACGCAAACTCTTCATCTTGGTAAATAGTCGCCTGATTCAACGACATCAAGTTCACCGTCCACCCAGTCGAAACGCCATTCTCAAACTCAATAGCTGTTTTCAGAGCATTTGCCCAGTCCCGTTTTGTTTTGCTGTTTTGGTTTCCCGAACGGTCGTAGTACATATCCAAAACTTTCATTTTATGATGTTTGTAAAACTCCCTAAACTTTTTCCCTAATTGGATTTCATTCTCCGGTGCCAACGTGTAGAATTCTTTTAGGCAATATAAGTAGTTCCCTCTAGGCTGTGCCGTTACTACACTACACATATCACCAAAATCTACACCACATTCCAGTTTCGCATTGTGGTCGATGTATCGCAATGCCAAACTACTTTCCTCTATCTCGTCCGTCAAATTGAAACGATTATAATATTCTGTCAATACGCCATCATCATAAAAATGATGTTCGCCAAGGTTTCCATAGAATTTTTCGCCTTTCTTTAAATTGATTTTCAAAGAAAGAATCGCACTTTTAAATTCTTCAATCCCCAAAGCTTTCAAACTATCGGCAAAATATCCCTCTGTCAAAATATCGACATTTGCCAAGGATGAAACCACATAAAAGAAAGTCAAATCCTTCCGAACTCTAATCCATCGTTCTGTCCAGCGTACCAAATTAGGCTTCAACGCTTCCATTGCTTCATAGTCGCCCACTTGTTTGCACGAAATAATTTCACGCTTAATCTCGTGCAGTACCATTCCCACTTCAAGTGCCAGTTTAACCTGGTCTAAATTCATATTCTTTTCGTCCTGCATTATCCAGTCATCGTCGCCATCTATAATATTAGGCATATCGGTTGTGAAAGTAGTCCCTCGATAGTAAACAGAATTACCAAACATCGTGTATTCTCCACGAATTGCTGGCGTAAGTTTCTTTAATTTTTCCGATTTCAATAATCGAGCTTCATCGCCGTACATATGCTGATAAGATCCACCAGCAAGTCCTCCCGGTTGGTCTAGCGACCCAAGATTAAAAAAACAACCATTGAATAATGAAATTGTGTGTTTGTAAGTTTCAACAGGCTTGTATGGCAGTTTGAAATGGGATGGCGGTCGCCTATCCGTAACATAATGAATTCCTTCACGCCAGCCGTTACGATTCCAACCTTCTAAT